AGATGCCGAGCTTTGCCGATTCTTCGCTTTCAAATCGCTCGCAGGCGGTTCGCAATCCAATCGCCGCGCGCACGATTGTTTACGGAAAATGCCGAGTCAGCGGAACCGTTGTTTATCTTAGTACGACCGGCGACAAAAATCAATTTTTGCACATCGTCGTCACGCTTGCCGGCCACGAGATCGAGGCCATCGATGAGATTTATTTTAACGATGAGCTCGTGCCATTAGTGAGCAACGTGCCGCAAGGTTTTTACAACGGCGTTGCGCGCGTGAATAAGCATTTAGGCGACGCAAATCAGACAGTGGACACCGATTTAAGAAACGACACTAGCACGCTTACAGAAGGAAAATGGACCGATAATCATCGTCTGTGCGGCATCGCCTACCTTTACGTGCGCCTGACCTGGGACGCGGAGAAATACCCGTCCGGGATCCCGAACATCAGCGCCGTGATTCGAGGCAAAAAAGTCTTCGATCCTCGCACGAGCACAACTGCCTACTCCGCCAACGCTGCGCTCTGCCTGCGCGATTACCTGACCGACACGACCCTAGGCATGGGCATGACCTCGGCCGAGGTGGACGATACAGCCTTCGGCGTTGCTGCGACGATCTGCGAGGAACAAGTGCAGATCCTGCCGCTCTCGCCGGTGGTCAATGAAAACCGCTACGAGGCCAACGGCGTGATCGTGACGAGCGCGAGCCCCGACGAGAACATCGGCAAGCTCTTGTCGGCAATGGGCGGCCTGATCGCCTACACGGGCGGTAGGATCGTACCGTATGCGTCGGCCTACCGGATCCCAACGGTCACGCTGACCGAGAAGCATTTCGTGGGCCCGCTTAACGTGCAGACCAAGACGAGCGCCCGGGACCGAGTGAACTCCGTCAAGGGCGTCTACGTCAGCGAGACGAACAACTGGCAGGTCACGGACTTCCCCACCATCAGCTCGACGACCTACGTCAGCCAGGACAACGGGAACGTCTTTTTCCGCGACGTGGTGCTGCCGTTTACGACCTCGCCTAGTTGCGCGCAACGCCTCGCGGTGCTCGAGTTACGCCGCGCCCGGGAGGAAATCACGTTCACCGCGCGCTTCCGGCTCGAGGCAATGCAGGTCCGCGCCGGCGACACGGTCATGATTACCAACGAAAAACTCGGCTGGTCATCCAAGGTCTTCGAGGTCATGGAGTGGAATTTCGCGGCGGACGGGACGCCTCCGCAGGCGAGTATCGACATGACTCTCCGGGAGACGGACTCAGAGATTTACAGCTGGGACGTGAACGAGGAAATCTTCGTCGAGGACTCGCCGAACACCACGCTGCCGGATCCGTTCACCCTGGCGGCGCCGACGAATCTTTCGCTGACGGCTGACGGTACGACGCAACTCGTGCAGGCCGACGGCACGATCTTGCCGCGGATCCGCGTGGGCTGGACGCCACCGGCAGTGGAATTCATTCAGTCGGGCGGCTCGGTCGTCATCGAATACAAACCTAGCACCAGCACTACCTATCTAACTTGGAACACGGTCGAGGGCGCTCAGACCGAGGATTTTATTTCGTCGGACGTTAAGATCGGCACGAACTACAATGTGCGGATCTACGGCGAGAGCTACTTTGGTATCTCCACGAGCTACCTCGCTGGATCGATCACCGTCGCGCAAGACACGACGGCGCCGGCTATTCCGACCGGGCTCAGCGCAGCCATCGGAACCGGCAAGGCGGTCTCGCTGGACTGGAACGACAACACCGAGCCTGACTTTTCGGAATACGGCATTTACCGAAAAACGTCGGCGGTTACGCCGGCCAACGCAAACACCGACAAGGTCGCCGAAGTGCGCGCGTCGCGATTCGTCGATACGGACGTCAACATCGGCACGACCTATTACTATTGGCTGACCGCTTACGACTCCGTCGAGAACGTCAGCGGCTTCACGAGCTATGTGCAGGCCACGCCATCGGTCATCACGGCCGGCCCGATCGATCCAACGGCGCCGGCTACGCCGAACGCTCCGACGCTAATCAGCACCACGGTCTATCTTGCAACGGACGGGACGAGCCTGGCGCGCGTCTCGCTTACGGCTCCACCGTTGCCATCCGGCGCGGTCGCTCTCGACGTGCTTTATCGGCGCAGCGGCGCAAGCGATTTCATCATCGGAAATCAGATCAATTCCTCGGTTTCGTACGCCGTCAGCATCGACGATCTTTCTGTCGGCCAAGCCTACGAATTCGCAGCGCGCGGGATTTCGTTCTCGGGATCGCTCTCGGCGGTGTCGAGTCTGCTCAGCCAGACCGCACCGAGCAACACGACGGCGCCGGCGGCTCCGATTCCGCTTTCCCCGGCGCTCTCTCCTGATGTCGAGCCGAGGAAAATTGGAGCGGTGTTCGCTTTTGGGTCGCTTGCACGTTGGCAGGAAAACACGGAGCTCGATTTCGCTTACTACGAGGTCAAGGCGACGTTCACGAACAGTGATGCCGCGGTCGATTACACTTGGGGCAACGCGGAAATCTTCGACGCGAGTTACGTGTTTTATGATACAACTCTGCAGCCGGGCTTTGTCCGAGTCCGCTCGGTCAACCGGAGCGGAGTCGCGTCGGCCTGGACATCGTTTGGCAACGCAAACCAAACCGGGAACTGTTCGCTCGGGATCAATTTTGGCACAACCGGATCCTCGGTCGCTGAGGGTAACGACACACGCATCACCGGTGCAGCGCAGAAAGCTTCGAATCTCTCGGACGTTGCCAGCCCGGCCACGGCTCGAGCGAACCTCGGCGTCAATCGCTTTTCTCACGTGCAGAGTCTTGCCGGCGGCTCACCCACCGAGACGTTCACGTTTACGCACAACCTGGGGACCACGCAGGATTACGTTCTTGCCGCGTGCGTTGACCCGGCGAACAACGTGCTGATCGCGCACGACTATTCTGACGCGGGGAACAATGCGAACAACACGGTCTTCGAGGTCGCGACCGCGGACGGATCCAACATCGGAGCCGGCTCGAGACGCTTCACGATCCACTTCGTGCAGTGATTCCGCGCTGAGTCTGTTTTTTCTTCAGACGTAAGCCGTTGACTATCAACGCGCACGGATTGCGTGCGTGATGTCGTGCACATTTTTCTTCCTGCGAGTAGGCGGATGTGTATTGTTTCTTCATCGAAGGCAATCAAGCCCGAGATCAAAAAACCAAAACATGAAAAACAGCATCACGATTCTCCGCAACAAACTCACCGGATTATTTTTCGACGGCACAAACTTTTCCGGTGATAATGCACTAAAGGCCAAGCGCGTAAATGGCGATGCGTCCGAGGTCGCAATCAAAAGCATTTGGGGCGAAAACACCCAAGTGATCACGATCTCTGACGAGCAGATCAAGAAGCTGGAATTGTCTGATGAGCTGGAGGCTCGCGCCAAGGCTCACCGCAAGAATGCGCTGTCGATTAACCACACCGGCGTTGCTGGCCAGCTTGAAGGTGCGGCGACTCGCCTGCAAAAGCGGTCTAATAAATTGAGCTACGAAGTCTACACCGCGTTCCCAAATATTGGTCGCAACGCCTAATGCACACCAGCACCGATATAACCTATAACATGAACCTGTTTTTTCCTGTGAATAAAACGCACACGATTGAAAGTCTCGGCATCAAAGCCATCGAGCGTCCAGCATCAGAGCGTGGCACGTTTCCTCGTTACATGGTTGTTGCGGATGAGGTGGTGCATCAAATCAAAACACCTAGCGCATTGCGAAAGCTGCTGAACGTGATTTACGCCGAGCGTCCCACGGTATTCGTAAACGCTGCCAAGTGCATCACCATTGATTTTGACCGATGAACTCCACCACCGCACTCACCCACGCTCTAGTCCTCGCGCTGCTTGCGCCCGACCAAGCACGCGCCAACAAGGCCATTGCTCTCGCCGAAAGCATCGGCGCCGGCTGCACGGCGCGCCAGGTTGCCGCAGCGAAACGCAACGCGGCCAAACTCACGAAATGAAACACGCACTCCTTCTCCTGGCGCTCTGCGCTACGTGCCACGCCGCTCCTGGTCCTGGCTTCTGGCGCGCGTTGCACATCGTCGAAACCTCCGGGCGCACCGGGCCGATCGTAGGCGATCAAGGCCGGGCCCTGGGACCGCTCCAGATTCATCGCGGCTACCACGCGGACAGTCGAGTGGCGGGCGACTACTCGCGCGTTTCCGATCTGAATTACAGCAAGCGGGTCGCCACCGCCTACCTCAAGCGATACGCGCCCGAAGCCTGGGCGGCTGGCGATGTAGAGACCCTGGCGCGCGTGCACAACGGCGGCCCCCGGGGTCATCTCAAGACCGCTACAAAATCCTACGGCGCCCGCGTTAAAGCTTTTTCCAAATGACAACCGAACAACATCACGAGATCCTCACTGAGCTCCGCGCCATCCGCGCAGCTCTTGAAGTTAAGCCAGCCGCGGCGCCTCAACCCGCGGCCACCATCAAGATCGCGACACCAGGAGATCTGCCGCCTCCGGACATCGAGATCGCGGACGCCGGCAGCGTGCAGATCCACTTCGGCAAAAACGCGGGCACACCGATTTCATCTCTGAGCGACAAGCAGTTGCTCTGGTACGGCGCCGACCGGCCGGCTCAGTTGAAGAAAGACGGCACACCATTCGCGCCGCGGGAGGCCGACGTGCAACTCCTCAACGCGTGCCGGACGCTCTGGCAGCAGCGCAAGAGTGGCGCGCCGATTGTCCTGGCGTCGCAGCCGGCCGACGACGGCGAGAACGTGCCGTTCTAATTTCTCGGCGGTCCCGAGCATAAACATAACCCTCCGACGGCGCTCGTGCCGGTGCGAAAATACGCGAGAAACACTTTCCCAAAAGGAAACCCGCCGGCCAACGACGACCGGCGGGAACACGAAACACACACGATACAACATGGACACAAACGTAAAATCAGACAACACAATCGCGGTCGCTGAGACCGCTCCGAAATCGCCGATCCAGTTCGGCTCAAACGGCGTGCAACTTCAATCAATCGACGAAGCTTTCCGGTTCGCCCGGGCGGTCGTCGCCAGCGGCTGGGCGCCTAAGGGAATGGAAAAGCCCGAATCGGTCATGATCGCGATTCAGTTCGGGATGGAGATCGGGCTCACACCGATGGCCGCCTTGCAAAACATGGCCGTGATCAACGGCCGGCCAGCGATCTACGGCGACGCGGCGCTCGCCCTGGTCAGATCCAGCGGCCAGCTCGTGAGCTACAAGGAGACCGAGGTCGGTGAGCCCGGCAAGGACTCGCACGGATTCACCGTCACGGTGCAGCGCAAGGGCTTCGACCCGGCGAGCGAGACGTTTACGATGGGCGACGCCAAGGCGGCGAAGCTCGCGGGCAAAGCCGGACCCTGGACGGACTATCCGAAACGGATGTGCAAATTCCGAGCCCGCGGCTTCCTGCTTCGCGACCAGTTCGGGGACATCCTCAAGGGCTTGCGCACCGCCGAAGAAGCCCGGGACATGCCCAGCGAGATCAACGTCACGCCACTGGCTGAAAAGCTTGCCGGCGGACTGAGCGAGGCCATCAACGGATAAATGACTAAACCACGCGAGAGAATCACCGGAGTGCCGACACGCAGAAAAGACGTACACAAAGAAATCGCAAAACCAAAGCGCGTGCCGGCCTTTGATCCAACTACGACGAGCCGAAACAAACTCGGTCAGGCAGTAGACAATCGAGGGCGATTTATCGGCACCCACGACGTACAAAAAGGCGCCGCATTTTTCTGGAACTCACGCAGAAAGGAATAAAAACATGAACGACAACGAAACAAAACAGACAGCGATTATCAACGCAGCGACGGAGCAATTCCGAAGCTTGCTCGAAACAAACTTCGCCTCGATCGCCAAGGCCGCCCAAGACGGATTCATCGAGGACGAGAACCAGACTGAGCCGAAGGCCAAGGTCGCCTTTAGCCTCGAGTGGGACTCGCTCGCCGCGGCGCCGAAGGTCGGCGTGAAGATCGCGTGGTCGGTGCGATACAAAGACGAGTCGGAGACGGAGATCGACCCGCTGCAATCGAAGCTCGGGCTGGAGGTGCAGTCATGAGCACGCCAATCAACGACGGAGGCCCAGCGTTTCCTTTATCTAATCACACAAAGCGATGGAACGACGTAGAGAAACGCTACGAGCAAGACGAAGGCATGACCCTGCGCGATTACTTCGCGGGGCAGGCGCTGACAAGCGTGCTCGAAAGCTCCGGTGATTTACAGAGTCATTACGATTTCAAAGCCGGATCGAGTGGTGATAATAACATACCTTCACCTTACGCGATTGCGACCTTCTCATACGCGCTCGCCGACGCCATGCTTGCCGCACGGGAGGACAAACAATGAGCGCCGAGACCATCGAAGCCTACCACGCCAACCCGGCGATCAGCCACTCGAAACTCGAGTGCTACCGGCGCCGGCCGGCGCTGTATTACAAAAAGTACGTGGCCAAGACTCTGCCATTGCCGGAGGACACCAGCGCCTTCCGACTCGGCAGTGCGGTCCATTGCGCGGTGCTCGAAGAAAAGGAATTCGCAGCGCGCTACATTCTGAGACCGGACTGCGACCGGCGCACCAAGGAGGGCAAGATTCAGTTCGCCGAGTTCAGCGCTCAGCACGCGGACAAAACCTTGCTGGACGCCGGCGAGATGGCGCAGGTCGTGGCGATGCGCGAGGCGGTGGCGGCGCATCCAATCGCGTCACGGCTACTCGCGGAAGGTATGCCGGAGATGACTTGGCGCAAGCTGCAGCCGAACGCACTCGGCGCTCTGCAATGTCGGACCGACTGGTTCGCTCCGTGCGGATGCGACATCAGTGACTTTCACCCTTACGCGCTGGACGTGAAGACGGTCGAGAGCCTCGACTCCGACGCGTTCCGCAACTTCGAGAGGGCTGCGTTCTCCTACGGCTACCACCGGCAAGCGGGATTCTATCTGCCGTTGATCAACGAGATTCTGGAGCATCCGGTCTCGCGGATGTATTACGTGGCCGTCGAAAAGGCAGAACCGTACGGGTGCGCGGTTTACACGCTGAGCGATGACGCGATCGCCAAGGGCCAGGATGAAAACATCGCGGACCTGGTGCGGCTCAAGCGAAGCCTGGAGACGAACGAATGGCCGAACATCGATCCGACACTGCACGAGTTGAAACTGCCGGCCTGGTATTCGAAATGAAGACCAACCTCAAATATAACTGGCGCATCACGCTATCCGCGCCAAGTCACTCGCTCAGCATAGTAAAACGACTCACCGTCGAAGAAGCGATCCAGGCAGCCGACGAACTCGAGACGATGGTTGAGTGGATCGTCACCTCGATTGTAATTCACCAAGAATCATGAACGACATCTTGATCATCATCACGGTCGTGCTCTGCACCGGGATCGGCTTTTATGTCGGGCGCGAGCTCGGAAAGAAGCGCGGGCGCGACGAGCAATGGGTCGCAGATTACCTGGCGTACGAACGCAAAACACAAGCCGGCCGAGACAACCTCGGACGGTTCAAAAAACGAAAGGCACAATATGGTAAGGTCAAAATCACAGCACCAAAAAACGAACTCTGAGATCGACCGGCGGCTGCTCGAAATGCACACGCCGGTCGAGATCGTGAAGCTGGTCCGCACGGCGACCCTGAGTAACGTGCACGCACGGGCTCGAAGGCTCGGGCTGAACCTGCATCGCATCACGCCGGCCGAGCGGGATCACCTGCTCGTCAGGCGCAAGGAGGCCAGCAAATGAACGGAACGAATCAACACGACCTAATCTCACAACCATCTGCAATAATCTTTAACAACGGAAATTGCGAAGTGCTTCGCATCGACGCCGAGGGTCACATGATTTGCGGCGAAGGCTTGTCCACCGAGCAAGCAACTCAAGAGGCTGCGAAAATGCTAATCGCGGCGTACCACGAACATATAAATAAGATGGTGCATGCCCGCATCGCCGCCATGAAGGAAGCCAACAAGTGAACACCTTTATCTTCGGCGACCCGAAAGGCCAACCCCGGGCGCGAGCGTTCGCCCGCAAGATGGGCGCAACGCACGTGGCGCGGATGTATGACAGCGACGTGGCCGATGCTTGGAAGCGCGCCGTGTACATCGGGATCTACCGCGAAGTGCAGGCGCAAAAGCCGGCGGTCGATCCAGTCGGCGCGTTTGACTGCAAGCTCACGTTCTTTTTCCGCCGGCCGAAAAGCCACTACAGCAAAGGTGGGCACGTGAAGGCGAGCGCGCCGATCTGCCACGTCTCGAAGCCGGACGCCGACAATCTGGCGAAGCTCGTGCTAGACCGCATCACCGAAGGCGGATGGATCTGGCGCGACGACTCCCAGGTCGCCAAGCTCAAGGTCGAAAAGTATTGGGCGATCACCGACGCCAGGATCGGCGTGTACGTAAGCATTGAGCCAGTCCGCCTACTGCAAAAGGAGCTGAGCAAATGAGCAAACGATTTACCGAGACCGGAAAATGGGCTGACCCTTGGTTTCGCTCGCTTTCGACGCGCCACAAGGCCCTATGGCAATGGCTGCTCGACAACTGCGATTGCGCGGGAGTGGTAGGAGAAATCGACTGGGGGCTCGTCTCGTTTCAGATCGGAGAGACGTGTGGCGAGGACGACATGAAGACCTTTGCCGGCCGGATTGAGCCGTGCGGTAAAGGCTGGTGGATTGCAAAATTCGTTGCGTTTCAAGTCGGTTACGTGGAGGCGGACACGCTATCGAAACCGCATCGAGGCGTATTGAAAGCGTTGGCCAAGGCTTCGATTCCGTTGCATAAGGCTATGGAAACCCTTTCCAAACCCTTACCAAAGGGTTTACAAACCCTTAAGGATAAGGATAAG